CACGATCTTCAATGCTAAGTAGTTCTCCATTTGAGTTATATCGTACATTAGAATTATTATCAACTACTTCTATTCTACCATCATCATTGTACTTAACTTCGTTTTTTAACAAAGCTACTACTTGCTGTGCGTTAATAGATTTTTCTTTGTTAGCAATAGATAAAATAGAATTATCAACTTTTTCTTTTTTGATTTGATCTTTTACCTTTTGTAACTCTGAGTCTTTTTCAGATAATCTTTCTTGCATGATCTTTTCAATATCAGCTTTAGATTTAGCTTCTTTTAATTGTTGTTCTTTTAAAAGTTCAGCTTTTTGGCTTTCTTCTTCTTGAAGTTTTTTCTCATACTTATTCTTTTCTGCTTCAAGTCTTGATTTGATTATGTTGTCTAATTGTTCTTGAGTGAAAGTATTTTGTTTTGTTTCTTCTACTTTTACTTCTTCTTTAGTTTCAGTTGCCACTTCTGGTGCAACGTTTGTTTGTTCTTCGGACATTGTTTTCTCCTAGTTATATTATTAGTTCGCCTTTACTGTCATACCAATCAGGATTGACATAAGACCATTGATGCCGACAATTATAACCACCTCGAACTATTAAAGGGTTTCCAGATTTTTTACCTTTCCAACTCCTACTTGTCCAAAGTGCATTGACTTCATCAACTGTGAAAAGTCCACTTTTCCTCTTGTTATATACTCCATTAATTATATTTCTGCAATGATCTCTAGTGGTAGGTATTACATCTCCATAATATTTAACAAATGTTAAACCAGCATCTTGTGATTTGTTAAAGTTTAATGTTGCATCAAAATCCCTTAGTGAATCGTTAAGTATTTGACCAGCATATCTTTTCATGTTTTCTCCAGCCCTATCTCTTGCAAACTTAGATTGTAGAGTTTGTATAGACTTATCAACTACTGCTTGTTTAGACTCATCAAACTTATTCTCGTTTATATAATTAACTAATCTTTGAATTTCAGGGTCATCTGAACTAGCATAAATACCATTGATTGTTTGTCTTAGTTCTTTTTCTAATACTGCAAACTCGCTACCAACTAATGTATTTTGATAAACCTTTTCTGATAATCGTCTTGTAAATGTATTAGATACATCTTTAAACTGCGTAAAGTATTGTTGCTTTAGATTTTTAACTAATGCTAAATCGCCTTTAGTAAGTTCTTGAAACTCTATTGGTATATTACCAATTCTTTTAAATGCTTTTTCTATTCGTTTAGCTTGTTTATTAAAACCCTCTCTAACAACTGTATCTGACCATTTAAGATATTCTCTTTCCAAGATAGCTTTTATTTGTGGTCTAATAGCAATAGCTGATTGTAGTTCAATTAACTTACCATCTGTTAAAGGTAATCCACTAGCAAGAGATACTACTTCTCGTTCTATTCTATCTAATGTTGTGATTAGTGATTTATAATATTCTGCCTCTGCAAGTTCTATTTGCTTGATTCGGTATAGAGTTGTTTTTTGGATTATATCTGCCATTTAATTGCTCTTATCAAAAATTCGTCAAAAACGCAAAAACTGTTTTAGTGTCGCATCTATTATGAAACACCCGAAACCATCAATCGTCTATTAGTTAGTAAAATGTTTATAAACTAAAAAAATGGAAAAGTGAACATGATATACTGTGTAAATAAATAAATAAAAAAAAGGAGAGTTAAAATGAGTAAAGAAAAAATAGAGTCAACCCTATTAGGAATAATAACTATTGGTGGTGGGTGTTCATGGTATCAAGGCACAGAGGAAATTGAGTTAGCTTTCAAATGTGCTAAAATGTGTAAATTAGATTGGAAACATTTATTTCAATTTAAAAAGAAACATGAATTTCCTGTTAATATTTTTGATCTTACTAAAGCTAAAAAAGGTTGGAAACAACATTTAAATGGTCGTGTTTATTGTGATGAAACAAAAAAAGAACTGCCATTAATAAAAACTTTGTGGGTAGCTGTATAATAAAATAATTAATTAGGCGATCAGAAATGGTCGCCTTTTTTATATCTGCTCTTGTTCTACTTCTTGATCTTCTTGTGCTGGTTCGTCTTGAGTGAATTGACCTACTTCTGCTTGTGCATCTATCTCGTCAAAGATTTCGTTTAGTTTATTATCATCATCTACTACTGCTCTAGCAATTTCTTTGTCAACTTCTTTTGCAAATGTTGGAGAACCAATATCAAGTGCTTTAGCTTGTTGGAAGTACATAAGATCACTTGCGTAATCTCTAATGTTAAATGAATCTGGGTAATTAATCTCTCCATCAAAATTAGCATTTTGGAACATAGCATATAGTTTAAATAATTGTTCTTCTGCTATTTGTAAGTTGTCAGCTTTTTCTGATAGTCTAGCGTTAAGTAATTCAAATTCTGTTTGTAAAGCTACACCAGATGTTATTCCTGTCTTTTGAGTTCTAACAGCACCCGTATGTGCAATTCTATTTATAGAATTTACTTTGCTATTTATAGAGTCCATAATTGCAGTTAAGTTTTGTCCAGATGGTTGAAGTAAATATGGTTTTAAGTTTGGTTCTAATTCGTCAGGCATTTCTATAACTGCACCAGCACCAGCACTTGCATTTACACTTGGAGTTTTAACTAATGATGGGTGGTTAGTTAATCTAATTAATTGTTCCATTTCAGAGTATTCGTTATAGATAGATTTTTGTAGATCAGCTATGTCAGTTAAATCTGATTGACCAATTCCTCTTTTGTGAGATTTAGAATTGTACAAAATAACTGCTGGTATTTTACCAATCGTGTTAGGTGCAGAATCTATTAATTTAGGTTCTTCTCTATTAGCCATGTAAATAGTATCTATTCTATCAGGATACCAAAGACGCATATAAGTTCCACCCTCTCTATCTACTTCTTCTCTAATTTTTAAATAGTTAAGTTCGTACTTACCATTTAGTTGTCTTTCAAAATTCCAATCTAAAACATTCTCTGGTGTAACGATTGATAAGTATGGTCTAATGTCTTGTTCTAGTTCTTCTGCTTGAGTGTTTGTATTTACATTTGGTTTATCTAAAATCATAAAACAATGACCATAAATAGACGCATAATTTTGACCTTGTTTAATTACAGAGTTTAAATTGTTACCCTCTAAATCAGCATCTTTTAAGAATGATTCTAAACTTGCTTCATCTTGCATAGAACCAAAATCTCTACTCGGTCTTACTCTAAAAAGGAATGATGAATAAATTTGAATAATATTTTTACAATGATTATCGCATGGAGTGTTTGCAAGTCTTTGATTGAACTCGTTATCTAATTCTAAATTATATCTGTTTAGGTATTGGCCTATCATATAGTCATAACCACCATTGTATGATCTAATGTAATACTCCCAATTATTAATTGTTTCAGAATAGTCTTTGTGGGTGTCTAATGCTTGATCTCTAGTGTATGCCATAAATTACTTCATTGTCCATCTTGTTGGAGCGTTAAATCTTGCCTGTGTAGTCAATGGTTTTAAGTAATCAATCATATAACCAAGTGCGTCATTCATATGATCGAATCCATCTTCCTTATCAGGAATATTTGTATTCTCCTTGTATATTTGTCTTTGTAAACCTTTTATCAGTGTTTTGCAAGATTGTGAAACAAAAATGTGCCTCTCTCCATTAGAATCTTTGAGCCTACTATTCACAGCATTGACTCTATCTCGTATTGCTGGGTGTTTGTGTTTTACCTTAACTTTAAATCCAGCATTTTGTAAAATAGATAAATCAGTTCTACCACCAGCAGAAGTCTTACGTTGTTTAGAGGCTGGGTCAGGATATATAAATATTTGCATTTTAGTTCCATATCTATCTCTAAGTTCTTGCACCATTTCATCAGTATTACTTCCATAAATAATAACCTCATCTACAAAATAAACTTTATCTTTTTCTATTTGCCCTACACAAGCTGACATTGGGTCAACGTTAAAGTCCATTCCTATATGTAAAGGCTTTTCCCAATCTATCTGTCGTTTAACAACATTATCTACAGGGTGGAAATTAAAATAAACTGCACCCGAATAGTTTTCAAATGTACCCTCAAACTCTTGTCTAAAAGTCCTTATATCAATATCTTGTTTAGCTTGTTCTATTTCCTCTGGCGATACTATACCACCTTGTATTGTGGTGTATTGATAAGACTCCCAATCGTTATCTTGTTTACCTTTAAGATATAATTCATAAGACCAATTACCATAACCCTTTGGTGTACCACAAAATAGTACATGGCCTAATCTATCTGATATACTAGCTCTCAAGACCTCGTACCAAGTTCGCTTATCTATATCTGCAAATTCATCTAAGATTAAAAAGTCTAATCCTGTACCTCTTAATGAGTCATAGTTATCTGCACCCTTTAATGATATTTGACTATTAGTTTTTCTAATAGTTATTGTCATAGTAGTTTCGTTAATATCCTCAATCCAATTAAACTGATTAAGCATTTCTTTTAAAGTTCCCCAAACGATCTCTTTGGCCATTTTAAATGTAGGTGCTACATACCAAATTCTTCTGTTTGGCTGACAAGCATATTTCATCATTTCAGTTACAGCTAAATAAGTTTTACCAAATCTACGACCTGATATTAAGACTCTGAATCTAGCTTCTGAACTACTTACTTTAAGCTGGGGTTTTGTCAGGGATATTTTCATTACAAAAATAAGTAATATATAATTTATCCTTATTTATTTTTTCTTCCTGTCTTTTTGCATATTCAATAGTTAATTGACTTCCACCAATAACACACTCTGACCATGTATTAAATTGTTTATCGATTGTCATAGTAGTATTGCAATATCCTGTAATTGCTGAACAGATACTAAAAGCCAATATAAATTTCATTAGCTCAATGGGTTTTTAGATGCTTCTTTTAACTCTTGTATCTCTAGCTTTAAAACTTCTATTTCTTTTTGTAATATTTTAATAGCAGAATTGTCATGTGAGTGATCGTTGTTATGACCATGTGTTTCTAATTCTTTTTGGATTAAAGCTATCTCCTTATTAATATCTAATATTGCAAATCCATTAGTTTCAATGCCTGTAGTATCAGGTGCAGTTGCGTTCTTTAATTGTTCTATACTAGATTCCATGTTCGCAAATTTAGTAAATCCAGCACCAATAGATGCAATAAGACCTAACACCACTACTATGTTTGTTAGATTGTCTTGTATTTTTTTAACCATTTTTTAACTCCTGTAATTCTAAAAGTAATAGTCTTTTCTTTGACTTAATTTCATTTAGCTTTTTTATCTTAACTTCCATTATATCATTAGCAGTATATTTTACTAAATCAACATCTGCATATATAGACCTATTATCAAATATCTCTATTTGTTTCAAATAAATATCTTTTGGCTTGTAAAACTCCACATTGTTATAGGCTGTTAGTGAGGCTTGATCGCTTTGCATAGCATCTAGTTTTATTATGTTTTTAATAGTCAAGTTTTTAGCACTATCTTTAATCTGGGCATCTACTTTGGCCATAATCTTATCTATCTTTGGCTTTTTAGATTTCTTACTTGTTACCTTTGTTTTAACTTCCTTTTTAGGTGCTTCTTCTTTAGCTTCCTTTGGTGCTTCCTCTATAACTTCTTCCTCTTTAGTTTCTTCTGCGATCTGCTCTGGTTCTTCCTCAATTATTTCTTCTGGCATCTCCTCTTTAGCCTCTTTGATTATTTCTTCTGTAATCATTTCTTCTTCTGGTTTTTCTTCTATAATTTCTTCTACAGCTTGTGGCATTTCTTCTATTATCTCTGGCTCTTTTTCAGGCATAGTTATCATCTCAATAAATTCTTTAATCTCTATTTCTTCTTCCATTGGTGGTGCTTGTACTATTTTAAATTCTTCTTCAAACTTAAATTCTTGTTTTATTTCTACCTTTTTAAATATCTCCTCTTGTAGTTCCTCAAATACATTTTCTATTTCTGCAATAAGTTCATTAGATATAACTTCGTTATCATAAGTCATAGTAACAACAATATTATCTACATTTGCACCACCTAGATTAGAGGGTGCGTTAGCATCAGTTCCAGCAATATTAAGATTACCTAGATTAGAGTCTTGGCCATTGTATGTAAGTGAATCTGTAAAGTTAGCACCATTTATATTAGTTACATCAGTTCTAATCTTTGTACTTGTAGCTAATATATTACCATCAGAGTCTTTTATTTTTAATGTAATCGTAAATGTGTCAGCATTACCACTACCACCCCAACAACCAGCTACACCACATTCTCCATTCTGAACTTCAACTGTACTATTTAATGTAATACCATTATCTAACATAGCTTGTGTTATGGTATCTGTAGTTAAATTAAACTGTTGTTCTATTGAGCCACTATCTCCAAACTCTAAATCGTAATTACTTGTAACACCATTAAGAGTACAGCAATCGTTTAAGACTTGAACATCTCCATTGGTAGTCCAGCCATTAGCATTTCCTGTTTCAAAGTTGCCATTTGTGATTAGGTTATTTGTCGTTATTTCTTCGGCTGAAATTGTAAGGATTGACATCATCAACAAAACGATTGATACGATATACTGCATATGCCATTACTCCTATAAATACTATTAACCAAATCATTTAGTGTGTAATTCTAATTTTTTAGCTTCTTCTTTGTTAATTTTTTTATCAATTTTTTCTCTTTTCTTAATTCGTTTTACATAAGTTTCGTAATCTGGTCTTTCATGGTCATACTTATTCCATATAGCCAAAGCATCTTTTCCAATCTTTCCATCTACAGGACATGGTGTACCAGCGTTTATCATAGCTTCAAAGACTCGTTCATCTTGGCAAAGTAAAGCAACAGAGCCTACTTTCATTCCAAAGTCATATAATACTTTTGCTAATTTAATTCTTTCACAGTTCATATCTCTATTAGTTTTGCCACCAGAGAATCCTGTTCCAAATGTCTGAATACCTACTGACACTCCTGTTGCACAAACATCTTGAGATTGAGCAGAGAATGATGGTGCAGATGCTGTAGGTGGTGCAGATTTAACATTAGAATGATTAGTAGAAGTAGATGTAGTATTTGATGATGACCCTGATTGGTAAGTTGTACTAGATGATGAAGTATAGCCACCCTCGATTGCAGTATTTGAGCCTGATGTATTAGTTTGTGTACTGTCAGGATATGCTGGTGGAATTAAGCATAATAAACAGAATAGAATAATCAATATCCCTGTAAAATAATAATTCATACTTAACCTCATTTAGCAACTTTACCTTTGTTAATACCTTTTTTAATTACATACTGTTGAGTACCATTTGCACCATGCTCTACTTCTTTTTTTAGGTTCTTAAATATACTCATTTCTTTTAACTTCTTTTCTGCGTGTTTTTTGAAAGATTCTAAAACTTTAGTATCTCTCATTTTTTCTTCTTCTTCTTGGGTGCATCAGATACAAATCTATCAAACAGATAACCCATAAAATCATCTACCATTCCAAATACTTTATAAATTATATTATCAATCATACCTTGAATCCTTTTTGCCATGCTCTGATACTCCAATAAGCTGGAGATAGAGTCTTTTGGCCTCTTACCTTTTTAAGAACTCCACCCATACGAGCCATGAATGATCTTTTTCTTGCTGGAATATGTTTCTTGATTGACATTTCCTTAGAGCCAAAATTAACCTTTTTAACTCTGCCAGAACTCTTGTCTTTTACGAATACTTTAAACTTCTTAACATCTCCCCTTGATGGTTTGTTAAGTTTTACAGTTTTATTTTTATATTTAGCCATGTGGCATAAATATCACACATGGTTTAATTTATCGAGTAATTTATACCAAGCTATTTTATATTTAACATCTTGAGTCTTATTATAAAGATTTGCAAGACGATCTAATTCTTCTGTTATCTTTTGAAGTATCTTTTTCTCCATTCGTGGCAAACGTAAGTATCTTTAACACCTTTAGCACCCCAACGACCACAGAATGATCTTTTGTTAGAGTATAATCCACAATCTCCACAACTAGCACCCTTGAGTGCTTTAGTAAATGATTGTGGTAAAGAATAATCTATTACCTCGCCATTTGGATAAAAGTTAGGCCTTTTAGTTTCCATGCTCTACTAACTTTCTTAAATCTTTAGCGATCTGTAAAGCCTTATTTAATTTTCTTAAAGCTACATCTCTCTGAATTTTTGCTTGATCACATTCTGATCTTGCTTGATCTCTTTGTTGTCTTAATTTTAAAAATGTATTCTCTCCAATTTCATTTACCTTGTCCACGATATTTCCCTTTTCCTTGTTGTCTTCGTTTATGTTTATTTAATGTACTTGTTATTGGTCTTCTTCCAATAGAAGTTCCTTTTTCTGTTTTAGTGTATTCGATTGTTGCACCAAATAGATTACCTTTTTTTTTAGCCATTTACCTCGTCAGCTTTAGCATCAATGATTAATGGTAGTGGTTCAACAACAGATGTAGTGTGCACTTTGTCCACCATATTTAGTTCGTT